GGAGATACCAAGGATGACTTGACTATTGAGTTCAGACTTGGCGTCGACATTTCGTCGCGTAATCCCGTTAAGGCTTCCAGCGGTTCTCACGTTGAAGGCTGGACACAACCACATGGTGACCCAACAGACCCTAAATCGGCAGGGGCGGCAATTCTGAAGCGAGCTGGAGCGAAGGCTCCCGGTTCCGTGGGCAATCGGCGCGTGCGCCGAAAGCTCCAGCGCCTCGGGCGCTGGGTGAGAAAATGGCTATCAAAACATCTGGTACCTCTCACTCCGGACGCGGACACGGGTTTCGAGACCTGGCTCGCCAATACGAATTACCCCGAATGGAGAAAAGAAGAACTGCGGAAGGTTTATTACGAACATGTTTCAATTAACCCGCGCTCAAGTAAAGAGGCGGAAGTAAAAACGTTCATGAAAGACGAGTCGTATCCTGAGTTTAAGCATCTGAGGGCGATCAATGCTAGAGTTGACGCCATGAAGTGCAGGCTTGGGCCGATCTTTAAACTAATCGAATCTGTCGTCTATAAACGACCCGAGTTCATCAAGCATGTACCAGTGGCCAAGAGGGCCCAGTACATAATGGATTATGTCTACAGGGAAGGGGCCGAGTATGTCGCTACGGACTATACCTCTTTCGAAGCTCTATTCACTAGGCAAGTGATGGAAAACTGCGAGTTTCTACTGTATGACTACATGACCAAAAATTTGCCAGAACATGACCAATTTATGCAAACAGTGAGGGATGTTCTTGGCGGAACCAACAAATTGCTCGCAAACACCCTGCGGGCAAGCCTCGCCGCCACTCGAATGAGCGGAGAAATGTGCACCTCGTTGGGGAACGGGTTCTCAAATCTCATGTTCTTCTTGTTTCTGAGTGAGGAGGTTGGATACAAAAATGTGCGTATTGTCGTTGAAGGGGATGATGGGTTGGCTACTGGAGAGGGCCGTCCACCTTCAATTGAAGACTTTGCATCGTTAGGGTTAACGATTAAGCTGGATCGGCATCGTGATCTCTGCAGGGCTAGTTTCTGCGGACTGATCTTTGACGAAACAGACAAACTTGTCGTTACAGACCCATTGGAAGTATTGTCCGAATTTGGTTGGGTAAACGCCCAATATTGTCGGGCAAGGAGTCACAAACGTTTGGCTCTACTCCGATGCAAAGCACTCTCGGCAGCGCACCAGTATCCTGGCGTCCCTATCATAGCGTCCTTGGCAGATTACGCACTGCGAATCACCCGAGGACTGGACGTCCGCCGCCTGGCCGACTCAAAATTATTCAACCAGTGGGACCGCGATCAATTATACGCGGCCATGAAGGATGAGGCTCGCATAATACGCGTTGAAGTCCCCTTCAATACACGGCTGCTTGTCGCAGAGCAGTTCGGCATCCCAATAGATGCCCAGTTGAGTACAGAGGCCTATCTAGACTCTCTAAACAAACCAACCGTGCTAGTGCTTCCATGGCTGGACCCGATTGTACCTG